GCTCGTCCTCCTCGCTCTCCTCTTCGTCCATAGTCAGTGGGAAGATCTCCGTTTCGAAGATTGGATCGGGGGCACTTAGTGCTTCCCGAAACAACTCCTCGAACAGGAGGTCCCCATCCACTGTGTGGTCGGCTCGGATATGTGCTAGCAAGAGTCTCAAAGAATTCTCTATGAGCTTCTGCTTGACAAATCCTACCTTCCCCTTCTGTATGAATACGGTCTTGAACCGCATATCATCTAGAGGAGGAAAAAGCCGAAAGTTTGACGATCTCACCTGGTTGAGAAGGCGTTTGTGCTCTTCCCGGTCATAGATCTTTTCCCGGCGTGCCAGTTCCCGATGAGTAAACTCTTCGGACTCTGACTCCACCGGTTCCAGATCCAATGACTGGAGAATCGCATAGAACGCATTCTCCTCTGGTTCTCCTCCTCCTAGCTCCATCTCCTCATCCGTGAAGAAACCCAAGGGAATCTTCATGGCGCGGATATGATCATAGCCAGGAACGGGGAGGGAACGTAAGACACCCGATAAGTACTCGGCAAGATAAACTCGCTTCGCCATCGGTATGTCCACGTCCTCCCTGCTGGAGAAGACCAGCGCTAAACCACCGTGAGAGACGGGAATGTCCAAACTTCGAGGTGTTTCCCGTAAAGGGATGATGTTCCGTCGGATAAACTCCGACCGAACATCCTCTGAAGACCCAAAATAAAACTGAGTCTCACAGAAACACCTCGCGAGTGTCTTCCCGTATCGAGTTTGACAGGATACTTTCCCAGTGTGCTGAACTTCCGTATTCCAGAATAGCTGTGAATTAACACAGCAAAATTCTTTGTCTACGAAGTTCTTCCCTTGAGAAAGTTCCAGTCCCACTCGAGGTGCCAAACTTTTCCACCGCTCTATGGTTTCGAGAGGGCCACGCGCGACCACATCGTCCCCATTGATCAGGTATGACCCCTCCTCAAAGCCCGCCTTCTGAATGATAAAATCATTCAGGAAGCAGAGCAATGGGAAGGAAATCAAGGAACCCATCAACTGGCCGGAAGTCTGCTTTCCTCGAATCCCCCCGGGATATATAATCTCGTGGGAACTCGACTCATAGCGGACCCAGGCTCGTGTGGGCTCATGATCAATCTGGGACAGGATCCCTTCTGTGAGAGACTGAGTCACGAAGAATGGGAAATTATCAGTTGCAGCGGAATAATCCCCTGACAACCAGAAGGATTCCTTTTCAGGAAACCGTTTTCCAATCTTCTTGATCTCATTCTCGATCCGGTAGATCCACTCTAGTCGCTTCTCGAAGTCGGATTCGAACTCCACCCGGGTAATACCATGGGTGAGAACGAATTGCGGTTGTTCTCCGAGATACTCGAACAGAGCCCGTTGAAAAGGTTGAAGAACCTTTGTCTCGGCCTCTGCTTTAGTAATCATCCGAACCTTGAGAGGCTCGGGGATAGCGATAGCGTGAACTACCGGAGCGTGGAAGGGTGGAAATCGTTCGAACAGAACGGACGCGGTCACATCATTCTTGGACCAGGCCACTTTCTTCCTTTCCGTTTGGAAAGAATAGAAGGGCCCTGGTCCCTGCCGAACATCCGCGCCGAAGCACGTGATGTTTTGTCTCCAGTATCCACTCAATTCCGAGGCGTGGAAATCTACCCTACAGCGGAAGGTCTGGATGATCTCCTCG